GGCAGACGGTGCGCCCGGTGGTGGTGGTCGTGGCGAACTGGCAGGATCGGCATTCCGCAGCAGGCGCATAGGCGTGTATGCGCGGGGACGGCAGCGTGAGCAGGCGCATCATGCCCCGTCCCATTGGCAAACGGCGTGCCCTCCACTTCCGCGCTGAAACGTCTCCAGATTCGTACCGACCGATAGTACGGACGGGTTGTGAATGCGTACAAGCGTCTATATCGCTTACAACGATTAGGAGTGCCTAGACGGCTGAGTACCTACCACACATGCTGTATGCGTGAGAGTGGGTAGCCCGCAGCCTCGCCTAGGTTGGGCTGATGGACTCGCGTTCGTCGGTGGCGCGTTCGTCGTCACGGGCGTCGGCCTGCTCTCGACGGCAGCCGGACTGATCACGGCGGGCGTGGTGCTCGTCGGTTTGGCCGTGCTGCTCGCCTACCGGCATGGCTGACCCGATCGCCCACTACTTCGGTGAGATCCCCGGCTGGTTCGACTGGCCGGACCTCTACATGTCGCTGATCGACCGTGCGCCGGTCGGTGGGCACATCGTGGAGGTGGGCGGGTGGAAGGGGCAGTCAGCGTCCTTTATGGGCGTTGAACTGTCGGTCGCGCAGAAGGACATCACGTTTGACGTCGTGGACACCTGGCAGGGCTCATCGAATGAGCCTGGCCATGCCGCCGATCCCGACGTCCAGAATGGCCGCCTCTACGACGTCTTCCTCGCCAACACGGCGCCCGTCCGGCAGTATGTCCGGCCCATCCGGTCGACGTCCGTAGAGGCGGCCGCCTCCTACCCTGACGCGTCCCTCGACGCCGTCTTTATCGACGCCGACCACAGTACGCCCGCCGTACTCGCGGACCTGCAGGCGTGGTGGTCGAAGGTGAAGCCGGGCGGCATCCTTGCCGGGCATGACCGTAATTGGGAGAGCGTGCAGCGGGCCGTGCATGCGTTCGGGCAACTGTCCGGCGTGCGTGTGCGGCCGGTCAGTGCGAGCTGCTGGGCGTTCGAGAAGCCCGCGCAGATCGCGGACTGGTCGGTGCCTGAATCGGATCGGGCCGTCCTGATCGCCATCTGCAGCAACGAGCGGAGCATTTACCGGCAGACGTCAAAGTCGCTACTGGAGTGCCTGGCGGGGCCGCATGCCACACGTGCGGTTATGGATGCCGGGTTCCGCGATTACGACATCGAGTGGGTGGACAAGTACCCGTCGGTCGCCGCGATGCGCGATTACGCGCTGATGAAGGCGTCGTTGATGGGCGCGTCGCATGTCCTGTTCCTTGACGCGGACATGACGTGGCCGAAAGACCTGCTGTCGAAGATGCTGCGGCATCACTCGGCCGGCATGGTGTCGGGCGTGTACCACCTGAAGTCGTGGCCCTATTGGCCGGTGGTCCTCGATCGGCCGTTCATCAACGACAAGCCGCGTGCGAGCAAACAGGACGACGGCACGGTGACACCGCTCCCGCCGTCCTACGCCGTCGAGTACCACTACGCGCCACAAACGCTAGCGCAGGACACGTTGCAACCGGTGTCACTGATCGGCATGGGGTGCGCTCTGGTGCCGATGGCAGTGACGCGGGCATTCCAGCGCCCGTGGTTCGAGTACATGCCGGACAACACGGGCCTTCCCGCGGTCACGGAAGACGTGGCGTTCTGTGCGCGTTCGCGTGCGGTGGGCTGTCCGATCTGGGTGGACCCGACGGTGAAGTGCGGGCACATCGGCCAGCAGGTCATCACCGAGGCGTGGTTCAAGCGGTCGAGCATCGAGCTCGAGATCATGCGCGAGCTGCGGGAGAAGGGCGAGCACGTCGGCGGCATGGGCGAACTCGACGCGCACGTCCTACCAGGGAGTGCCGCGTGAGTCTGCTCGGCGGCCTACTCACGCGTAGCACGTACCGCGACCCCGACGAGTCGCTGTATCACGTCTACGGCGGCGGGCCGATGACGGCGGCCGGCGTGCGCGTGACCTCGGAAGGCGCGTTGTCGATCCCGTCGGTGTATGCCGCGGTGTCGCTTGTCGCGGAGACGCTCGGACACTTCCCGATCAAGGTGCAGCGCACGACGGCCCTTGGGCATGAGGACGATCGGACACACCCGCTGTGGTCGGTCCTGCACGACCTGCCGAACCCGGAACTGACCGCGATCGAGATGCGGTCGGCGCAGCAGGGACATCTCATGCTGCGTGGGAACGCGTATGCCGAGATCGAGCGGGACACGCAGGGCCGCGTGCGGGCGTTGTGGCCGTTGCGTCCAGACCTGATGACGGTAACGCGAGACTCGCAGAAGCGGCTCGTGTACCTATACCGGATGCCGGATGGCAGCGACGCCAAATGGGTCTGGAATAGCGCCACGTCGCAGCCTGCGCCGATCCTGCATGTGCGCGGGTTTGGGGGCGACGGCCTGACTGGCTACAGTCCGGCGACGTTGCATCGGGAGATGTTTGGACTGGCGAAGGCCGCCGAGGAACAGGGCGCACGGTTCTTCAGCAACGCGGCGCGGCCGTCGGGTGTGTTGACGACGGACGTGGAATTGTCTGACGAGGGACGTGCCCGGCTGAAGAAGGCATGGGATGCGACGACGCGGGGGTTAGCGAACGCGCATCGGGTGGCCGTGCTTGAGCAGGGCATTAAGTGGCAACAGATCTCCTTCTCGCCAGAAGACAGTCAGATGCTCGAAACGATGCGCGATTCAGACTCGCGGATCGCCAGCATTTTTCGCGTCCCGCCGCACATGATCGGTCAGGTCGAACGGTCGACGTCGTGGGGCAGTGGGATCGAGCAGCAGAACATCATGTTCTTGCAGTTCTCCCTGATGCCGTGGATTGTCCGGTGGGAACAAGCGCTCTCGCGTGACCTGTTGTCGGTCAAGAGTTTCGCTACGCACCAGATCAAATTCGTCGTCCAGAGCCTCATGCGGGGCGATCTGACCTCCCGCACACAGTTCTACCAGGCCATGTACGACCGCGGTGTCTTCACGGTCAACACGATCCTCCGGTTGGAGGACCAGAACACCATTGGGCCGGAAGGCGACACGCGGTACGTGATGGGCAACCTGATGAAGCTCGGCGAAACCAGCCAGGGCGACACGCGACCGGCACCGACCGGCACCGACGAAGGGGCCGCGTAATGGAGCAAGAACGCCGAGTCGTGACCGTCCCAATGGAAGCCCGTGCCGGCGCCAATGACGCGCGCACGCTGACCGGGTACGCCGCGCTCTACAACACCGAGACGCGCATTGCCGGTCTGTTCCGGGAAGTGCTGGAGCCGGGTGCGTTCCGTGCGGCACTGGCGCGCAAGGACGACGTGCGGGCGCTGTTTAATCACGACCCGAACAAGGTGCTCGGCCGGGCGTCGTCCGGCACGTTGACGCTGGACGAGGACGAGACTGGGCTGCGGTACACCGTGACGTTGCCGGATACGCAGGACGGTCGCGACCTCTGGACGCTGGTGCAGCGCGGCGACGTGTCGCAGTCCTCGTTCGCGTTCTCGGTCGATGCCGAAGAGTGGCGCGACAAGGACGCAGACCTGCCGTTGCGGGCCGTGAAGTCGGTGCACCTGTTCGACGTCTCGCCGGTCACGTATCCGGCGTACAACGAAACGAGCGTCTCGGCGCGGAGCCAGGCAGAAACGTTGCGTGCTGACGCTGCCGCGGCGCAGGTGGTCCTGCAGGATGACGGTCGCGCGGATCGCGATCGGGCGTATGCGGCCGTGGAGACGGCGCGGGCGTGCCTGGCAGTGCGCTCGTAGACGTGCGGTGTCCGGCTTGCAGCAAGCTGCAATGCAAGATGGACCCGGATGCGCTGGGCGCTGGGAAGCGCATCGAGTGGAAGTGCGAGCGGTGTAACCAACTGTTCTCGCGTGTAGGACCAACAACCCGACCCGAAGCCCTCCGAGGCTCAGTGTCATCAGGCGGCCACCATCTGGGGCCGCACGAGGACTGAGCCCATGAAGACCGAGTTTCTGGTCAACAAGCGGGAGTCCCTGACGGCCAAGGCCGCAGAACTCCGCGAGCGCATCGAGAAGGATGCCCGTCCATTCACCGCCGACGAGCGCCAGGCGTTCGACGACGCCATCGGCGAGATCCGTGGCATCGACGAGACGCTGAAGTCGATCGACGCGCAGGTCGCCGCCGAAGTGGCCGCGTCGCAGACCGCCGTGGCGGGTCGCGCCGCGCTGGTGCCTGGGCAGCGTGAAGTCGCGGCCCCAGTGTCGCGCGTGAAGCCGTCCAGCACCGACGAATACCGTGAGGCGTTCTTGCGGTGGGCGCGCACGGGTCAGGGCGACGCAGAACTGCGCGCGCAGAACGTCGGCACCGACACGGCGGGCGGTCATCTCGTGCCGGACGTGTGGCACAACGAGATCATCCGCAAGATGCGCGAGTTCACGTACATGCGCCAGTTGGCGACCGTGATCTCGTTCAGTGGCGGCACGCTGAACATCCCGCGGGAGACGTCGTACGGCACGGCGGCCGGCACCAACGAAGCCGGCGCGTTCAACGAAACCGAGGACGTGTTCGGCAACGTTGGGCTCACGCCGTTCAAGATGACCCGGCTCGTCAAGATCACCGAGGAACTCGCGACCGACGAGACATTCGACCTCGAGGCGTATCTCGCCCGCACGTTCGGCGAGGCGTTCGCGGACAAGGAAGAGGCGTGGTTCGTCAACGGCACCGGCACCACTGAACCGCGTGGCGTCCTGCTCGATTCAACGGTTGGCAAGACGGCGGCGGCGACCAACGCGATCACGTTCGACGAGATTCAGGATCTCTACTTCTCGGTCAAGCCGGCGTACCGCAACAAGGCGACGTGGGTGATGAACGACGCGACCCGCCTGTACCTGTCGAAGATCAAGACGGGTGTGGCGAGCGACGTGCGGTACCTCTGGCAGGAGTCGCTGGCCGGTGGCCCGACGCCGACCATCTTGGGTCGTCCGGTGATCTCGGCGAGCAACATGCCAACGATTGCGACCGGCAACAAGGCCATCGCGTTCGGCGACTTCTCGTACTACTACATCGCCGACAAGCCGGGGATCGGCTTCCAGCGGCTGAACGAGTTGTACGCCGCGACCGGCCTTATCGGCTACCGCGGCTTCCGGCGCACCGACGGCGCGCTGATTCAGGCCGAGGCCGTGAAGCACCTGAAGCTCGCCTAACAGCATGACAACGGTGATCTGGCGGGAGACGGGGCGCGTGATCGTCTGCGACGACGACATCGCCCTCCGCTGGATCGCTGCCGGGCTCGCGGTGCCGTCCAGTGTCCGTCTCGTCGAGACGACGAGCCGCACGACGGTACCGCAGCCAGCTACACACACGGACACGGAGACGCGATGAGCGACCCAGCGGTCACCAGCACGGGCTACACGGGGCCAGTCGGACGAGAGATCGTCACGGCGCCCACTGAGCCATTGCTGACGCTGGCCGCCATCCAGTCGCGTCTGCGGATTCCGTTTGTCGACGAGAACGCCGACCTCCAGGCATTTCTGGAGTCGGCGACCTCCGAAGTCGAAGAAGCGCTCGGGCGGAAGGTGCGGCCGCAGACGGTGCGCTGGTGGTACGACGCCGTGCCGTGTGGGCGCGTGATCGTCTTGCCGGAGCCGGTACGGTCGATCGTCGCCGTCAAGTCGTACTCGACCGATGGCGACAGTAGCGGGACGACGCTGGCGAGCACGGAATACGAAGTGGACACACGGCGCGGCCGGCTGCTGGTGGATGAAGCCACGACGCTCTGGCCGCCGTCCACGGTGCGCTGCCTGAACGCCGTGAGCATCGAAGCGACGGTCGGCTATGCGTCGGCGGCGACGGTGCCTGCCGGCATCGTGCAGGCCGTGTATCTCGCGATTCAGGGGCACTACCTGCGCGGGGCGGAACCGTCGGCGGAATCGATCACGCGTCGGAACGCCATCGCGCAACTGCTGGCGCCGTACCGGTACCGCATGGGGGTCGCGTGATCGGTCACTACACCGAGCGCGTGAGCGTGCAGGAACGGACCCTCACGAACAACGGGGGCACGCCGGTTGAGGTGTACGAGACGGCCGACCTGTACCGCGTGGCGGCCAGCGTACAGACGGCCGGCGGTGTGATCGAGCGCGTGTTCGGGTCGCAGATGCAGGGCGAGGCCAGTCACGTCGTGACGATGGCGGCCCCGCAAGAGGACGTGGCGCTGTCCAGCCGTGTCGTGTGGCACAGCCGGCACGGCGACCGGACGCTGGCGATCGTCGGGAAGGTGCTGACGCAGGACGCGCGGAAGCGTGAACTCGTGCTGGCGTGCCTGGAGCCGAGGACGGCATGAGCGCGAGCCTGACGCTGTCCGGCCTGACGGACCTCGTGAAGTCGATGGCGCAGATGCCGGACGGACTGCAGGACAAGGCTGGCGTCGTGGTGCGCGAGACGGCGTTCGAGACGGCCAACGAATTACGGACGGCGCTGGCGCTGGGGCCGACAGGCAATCTGCGCCGGGGCGTCCGGGTGAAGAAGCAGGACGTGACGCGCTACGCGGTGATCAGCGGGGCGCCGCACGCGTTTATCAACGAGGAAGGCACGAAGCGCCGGCAGACGAAGAAGGGCGCCAACCGTGGCGTGTCGCCGGCCAGCAAGGTCGTCGCGCGTGTCGCGAGTGATCGCCGGCGCCGGATGAACGGCGAGCTCGAGCGCGTGCTGGTGCAAGTCCTCGGGGCGGTGAAGTGAGTAGCAGTCTGACCGCCGCGGTGCAGGCGTACCTGGCCGGCGATTCGGCGCTGACGACCGCGTGTCCCGGTGGCGTGTGGGTGTATCCGGCACCGGATGGGCAGACGCAGCCGTTCGTGACGATCGAGCAGTCCGGCAGTAACGACGAGGGCTGCGGCATCACGCGGGCGACGTATGAGGTCGTGGCGGTCGCGCCGGCCGCATCGGTAGCGGCTGGGCGCACGGCGGATGCGCGGATACAGGCGTTGCTGGATGGCGCGTATCCGGCGCTGACGGGATTTACGGTCTTGGGCTGTCGCGCGACCGCCGAGATCGACGGCCACGACGAAGAGATCGCCGGGCGCTGGGTACGGCTTGGCGGGGAGTACACGCTGCTCGTGGAGTAACCCGCGCGCAGCCTTACGGACCAGACGCTCACGAAGCGCCGTGTCACT